TTACCCCTCAACAGCTATTTCGATAAGTACCCGAATCAGTAACCCAAACAGCGGGACTATCAACGGGCTAAACATGAACGACACAAACAGAGGAAAGCCCAAGACAAGCGCAACAGTAAACGCAGTCAGGAATAACAACTGTAGAGCAAACAAAACAAAGAATAGACTTTGACTAAAATTCATAACTTTACCTTTAATGTGATTAACAGTAATTGAATAATACTAAAGGTATTAGATAAGTACAACTTATATATATATTAATTTAGTGGGGGTTTGGAGTACCCAAACAGAAACATTCTTTTCCGCTTCTGGGGTTTGTGGTCTGTCAGTCGAACAGCAAGCGCATCAGCATCAGACGGCTTTGCATACCTTCCTAAGTGAAAGGTACGCACACAGGCAAATAATAATCTAATAATATCAACAACTTATGGTTTGGTTGTTGGTCGCTGTCGTCTGCAACCCGCATGAACACTAGATAAACTACCCTAATATAATTTCTAGTTATCAGATTCTTTAAGGTGGGTCGAAATTTTCGGGTCGGGGGGGGTGGACACGGCCCGACAATGTAACGGTAGCCACCTCCCCACAAAAAAAGTAAAATACGAATTTCCATATTAAAAAAATGCCTATGGATAAGCCCTTAGAAGCCGTAGAAGCCGCGTTAGAACCAATTAATACTCGTAAGCAGGGTAAGGAGACAGCGGCTACAGGAAAGGCTAAGAACAAGCGTCAGGTTGCTAGTGAAAAGGTTGCTAGTGAAAGACAAGCTATGCGGCAATTCAGGCAAAGGATATTACGTTCACCAAAAAGCCCTAGAGTATTAGACAGTATTTTTGACGCAGCTTTGGATAAGGAAGACCCGCATAGAGCTGTAGCATGGAAATTGTTAATTGATAGATTTGCTCCTATACGGGATTTCGAGCGTGACCAGTTATCAGGTCGCTCTAGTGTCAACATCACAATCACAGGCGTTGAATCAGCAAACGACATACAGCCGATAGAAGGCGAGGTTATAGAGGATGCGGAAATTAAAGAAGATGCTTGAAGAACATGAAGGTAAGCGCGATTACGCTTATACGGACATGAATGGAAAGTGGCACATTGGTATCGGAAGGAACATAGACGCTGATGGTGGGCTAGGTCTATCAGAGGATGAGATAGATATGCTCCTGGATAATGACATTGTTCGCATTATGCGGGAATTAGCGGCTGAATTTAAATGGTTTGCCAAATTGGATGAAGTTCGTGCTGATGCCTTGATACAGATTTCTTTTAATCTGGGTCATACACGGTTGCGGAAATTCGTTAAAGCACTAAGCGCGATGGAAAGTGCTATAGAGCTTGGCGATGATACTTATTTTCAAATAGCAAAAATTGAATTTTTAGATTCTCTCTGGTCAACGCAAGTAGGAAAACGTGCGGTGACGTTAGCTACCATGATTGAAACGGGAAAATATCCAGATGGCTACGACAGTTAAACATTACTTGCGTGACGGTACTTTACATACTGGCGGTATGCACAAACACGCGGATGGAACAGTGATGACGGGCGCGAAAATGTCTAAATCTAGCAAAACTTTGGTTCATTACGGCGATTTAAGCGCAAGAGCCAAGAAAAAAGCACGAACACAATGGAAAAAATAAGGAATATTTATAATGCCAAGAAAAAAAGGTAGACCCAAGCCCTATTAATGCACAATCTAAAGTTTCCGTTACTTGATTGGCAAAAGGAGGTATGGAACGACACAGCAAGGTTTAAGGTAGTTGCTGCGGGTCGCCGTACAGGTAAATCTCGCCTTGCGGCAAACCTGTTAATTTTTAACGCCTTAAAAGCTGATAAGGGAAATGTGTTTTATGTCGCGCCGACACAGGGACAAGCCCGTGACATCATGTGGAATTTGTTGTTAGAGGTAGGGCAAGAGGTAATTAAGTCCAGCCACATCAATAATCAACAAATAACGCTTATCAACGGGTCAGTTATCTCTCTCAAGGGTGCGGATAGATTCGATACTATGCGCGGCGTTAGCCTGTTTTGGGTTTGCGTGGACGAGCTATCAGAGACAAAGCCCGAAGTTTGGGAATTGATTTTGCGTCCTGCGTTGACTGACTTGCGTGGCTCTGCGTTGTTTATTGGAACACCGACAGGGCGAAACCATTTTTACGATATGTTTTGTTATGCGCAAGGCGATGACCCTGAATGGAAGTCTTGGCATTTTACAAGTTACGATAACAAGCTGCTTGAAAAGTCTGAAATAGATGCGGCTAAGAAATCAATGTCATCTTATGCGTTTCGGCAAGAGTTTATGGCTAGTTTTGAAGCCAAAGGCTCTGAAATGTTTAAAGAGGAATGGGTGCAGTTTGATGAAAACGAGCCGTCAGGCGGTGATTACTTTATTGCGGTGGATTTGGCGGGTTTTACGGAAGTTGGAAAATCTAAAGCCAAAAGTAAGCGCCTGGATAATACGGCTATTGCGATTGTTAAGATTGGAGATTACGGCTGGTGGGTTAAAGACATAATCCACGGCAGATGGGATTTAAACGAGACAGCGGCAAAGATATTTAACGCGGTGCGTGATTATCAGCCTGTTTCGGTAGGCATAGAGAAAGGTATAGCCCGTCAAGCGGTCATTAGTCCTTTGACTGACCTAATGCGGCAATACAACCGATATTTTCGCGTTGAAGAATTAACGCATGGCAACAAAGCAAAGACAGACCGCATAATGTGGGCGTTACAGGGAAGGTTTGAAAATGGCGCTATTAAATTAAACAAAGGCAGTTGGAACGCAACTTTTATGGATGAGTTGTTTCAATTCCCTGATGCGCTAACCCATGATGATTTGGTGGACGCATTGGCTTACTGCGACCAACTGGCGACAGTGAGCTATCACCAAGAATTTGAATATGATGACCACAAACTTTTAGACACTGTGGCGGGATACTAATATGGACAATCTAAACGATGAAGCGGAATACAAAATGGAAACGCTGGAAAGTTGGGTAATTTCCAACTGTAACCGCTGGCGTGAACACTACAACTCGAATTATGAGCAAAAGTTTGAAGAATATTACCGTCTGTGGCGTGGGCAGTACACCGCGATGGATAAAACGCGGCCTTCTGAGCGTTCCGAGATAATTTCCCCTGCGTTGCAACAAGCTGTTGAGTCATCTGTTGCGGAAATAGAAGAAGCCACGTTTGGTCGCGGTAGTTTTTTTACAATACGCGATAACATGACTGACCCAGAAAATCGTGATGTTGTGTACTTGCGTGAAAAGCTCAATGAAGACTTCCGTAAGCACAAAATACGGCAGCAAGTGGGCGAATGTCTAATAAATTCAGCGGTTTACGGCACAGGCATCGCTGAAATAGTGATGGATGTTGATACGGAACTGTCACCTACCGCACAACCTATGCAGGGCGGTAATATGCAGATGGTTGGCGTAAATGAAACTGAGCGTATGGTCGTGAAATTACGCCCAATTTTGCCGCAGAACTTTCTCATAGACCCAATCGCTACCAGCATTGAGGATTCTATTGGCGTTGCCATTGATGAATATGTTTCACCACACACTGTTAAGTTGCTTCAAGAGCAAGGTGTATACCGCGATGTGGAAATTGACGTAGAAACATACGGCGATGAAGCCTTAGAGCCTGACCCTGAACTAACACAACAACCTGATAGAAAAGTGCGCTTAACAAAGTATTACGGTCTTGTGCCGCGTCACTTGTTAGATGCCGAAGAAGGTGTGGCAAATATTACCGATGAATTGGAAGCTGAAATAGAAGAAGCGGTGGAAGAGGAACTAGATGTTGATGCCGAAGTGGTTGTGAAGACTGATTACTACGTTGAAGCCTGTGTAGTTATCGCCAACCGTACCACAATTCTTAAAGCACAAGAAAATCCTTATATGATGAATGACCGCCCTGTCGTGGCTTTCCCATGGGACATCGTACCTGGAAGATTCTGGGGGCGAGGTGTGTGTGAGAAAGGCTATATGTCCCAGAAAGCCCTAGATGCGGAGCTTAGAGCTAGGATTGACGCTTTGGCGTTGACCAATTCCCCCATGATGGCGATGGATGCAACCCGTATGGCCCGTGGTGCTAGGCCAGAGGTTAGGGCGGGTAAGATATTGTTGACCAATGGCGACCCACGGGAAGTTTTACACCCGTTTAACTTTGGTCAAGTCTCGCAGATTACTTTTGCGCAAGCCGAAGCCTTGCAACGTATGGTTCAAACGTCAACGGGTGCTGTGGATTCTACTGGCGTTAGTGGTGGCATAAACGGTGAGGCGACAGCAGCGGGAATATCTATGTCTCTTGGCGCTATTATTAAAAGACATAAACGAACGCTTATCAATTTCCAAGATTCGTTCCTAATTCCATTTATTAAAAGCGCAGCTTGTCGCTATATGCAATTTGACGCGGAAAACTACCCTGTAAATGATTATATTTTTGAAGTTACGTCAACTTTGGGAATTATTGCGCGAGAATACGAAGTAACGCAGTTAGTTCAGTTGCTTCAAACGATGTCGCAAGAATCAGCCGCTTATCCGCTGATACTTCAAGCAATTATTGACAATATGCAGTTACAGAATCGTGAGCAGCTTATACAAACGCTTCAAGAGTCAATGCAGCCTGACCCAGCGGCACAAGAGGCAGCACAAGCCGCGCAACAGGTTCAGTTGGAATTCCAGCAGTCACAAACCAACGCTTTGAACGGTCAAGCAGTCGAATCACAAGCTAGGGCTGAGAAAATATCAACTGAAACGAAAGCGATTCCTGTAGAGCTTGAAAACGAGCGTCTTAAAGCGATTGCCACTACGATGAAAGCAGAGGGTGATGTCGATAAAGACTTTGAACGTAGAGTTAAAGTTGCTGAAACACTAATCAATGAGAAAAAACTTGGTATAGAGGAAGCAAAATTAACTTTGCGTAACTAAAATATAAACAGTATTTATAAAATACTAATTTTGGTATTAATTTTTATTTTGTGTTAATTTAGAAAAAGGAATTGTGTGTGACTGAAGATGAGAAGTATGTCGATTCAATGTACGAGATGTTTCGTACTGACGGTTGGAAACAGCTTTTAGATGATCTTCAAAAAAACATAGTGAACATAAATTCCGTGGAAGCGACAAAAGACAATGAGGATATGTGGTTTCGTAAAGGCCAGTTAAACATTCTCACCTTTATCACTTCCCTGGAAGCTCAAGTTGAAAACATGGATGCTAACAATGAGAAGGATTTATGACTTTAGATGCTCAGAAGGGCATTTGTTTGAAAAGTTCATAGATTCCGACATTAAAAGCATTGAATGTGACATCTGCGGTCAACCTTCAACTAGAGTTGTGTCTTGTGCTGCACCAATGCTCGACCCTATTAGCGGCGATTATCCGTCAGCTACTATGAAATGGGCAAAGATGCGACAAGAAAAAATTAAAGCAGAGCGAAAGGCAGCCAGCGCGTAATGGTCTTTCGTAAGCAAGGTAGCCAATTTGGTCTTGGAATAACGCGGAGTTAATTTATGGCAGCGAAGCTATTAGAGGAAGAATCCACGGAAGAAACTGAAGGTGTAACCCCGATAGAGGAGCAACCGCCCCAAGTCGATAAGGTTAAATCTAAATTTGCTGATAAGTCGCGTGAAGAAATTGAGCAAATGCTCACTGATGCGCAAACAATGATTGGTAAACAATCAAAAGACATTGGTGATGCAAGAATTCAGATAGAGGCTTATAAAAAAGCAGACAGTTTTATACAAGGGCAACTCAACGAACCTAAAGTAGAGCAGCCGAAAGAGGAGCTAGATTATTTCGGCAACCCTGAACAAGCGATACAGAAGTCGATAGAAAACAATCCTGTATTGACGGAAACGCGAGATACTTTGAAAGAGCTAAAGCAGCAGCAAGCGGCTCAACAAATTATGGCAGCACATCCAGACATGGTACAGATTGTTCAAGATCAAACTTTTATTGATTGGGTATCTAAAGACAATGTACGAATGAGATTGTTTAACGAAGCAAATCAAGACTTAAATGTTGATAGTGCTAACTATTTATTTAGTGAATATAAGAGTCAACACAAAGTTCCTGATGCGCCAGTGCAACAACCTCAAGTGAAAAAGTCTGAGTCTGTAAGGGCTGCATCGACAGGTGCGGCAACAGGTAGCTCAGAACCAGTTTCAAAAAAGCGATACAGGCGTTCCGATATAAGAAGGCTAATGAATGACGACCCTGAACAGTATGCAGCGCGTGAAGCAGAATTCCGAATTGCATACGAAGAAGGTCGTGTCGTTGGTAATTAATTTCGGAGGCTAGAAATGGCAACTTCAACTTTTCCCGCTACAGCGGGTTTTAGCGATAACACGACTCAGGCAAAATTTATACCTGAGTTGTGGTCGGACGAAATTCGTGCGGCATATGAAAAACGATTGGTAAGGGCTGGTCTTGTTAAGAGACTCCCTATGGTTGGTAAAAAGGGCGATACAGTCCATATTCCCGCTCCAACACGCGGCGAGGCTCACGCCAAAAGCGCAAAGACCGCTGTGACTGTCCAGGCAAACACTGAAAGCGAAGTGCAAGTATTAATTGATAAGCACTATGAGTATTCAAAGCTCATGGAAGATATCACTGAAACACAGGCACTAAGTAGTATGCGTGGCTTTTACACCTCGGATGCAGGGTACGCCCTATCGCGTCAGGTCGATTCGGATTTAGCCTTGTTAGGTAAGTCTATTGGCGACCAGACGAATAATTGGGTTGGTACTGGCTCTTACTACAACGATGCTACGTCAGGTCTAACTGCTTATGCATTAGATACTGTTACTGATGCTGATTTAGTCAATGACGCAGCGATTAGAGGTTTAATAAAACTGCTTGATGACGCTGATGTTCCCTTTGATGAAAGGTATTTCGTAATTCCTCCATCAATGCGTAAAACCATTATGGGAATTGATCGTTATGTTTCATCTGACTTTGTAGATGGGCGTGGTGTACAAAATGGACGCATCGGCAATCTTTACGGTGTTGAAATTTATGTAACGTCAAACTGCGAGACAGTTGAGCTTGCGGCTGACAATACTGCTGGTGGCGATATTAAAGCTGCCACTATATTTCACAAGGAGGCTTTTATCCTTGCGGAACAGCAAAACATCAGAACGCAAACACAATATAAGCAAGAGTGGTTAGGTAACTTATTTACAGCCGATACGATTTATGGCGTAAAAACCTATCGACCTGATGCTGCTTTTAACTTGATGGTCAACGCTTAATCTCCCTTCATTTAAGCGCGGGAAGTCCCCTTGGGGGCTTCCCATTTTTACATAGGAGAGAGATACATGACTGTTATTGTCACAAAAAATAGCTCCACAGCATCTAGCGTTCCTACGTCTGCTGATTTGGTGCAGGGCGAGTTAGCCGTCAATGTCGCTGACAAAAGATTATTCACTGAAGATAACGCAGCCGCAATAATCGAAATAGGCACAAACCCCACTTCAATTACAACTGGCGCTATTA